TTTAATATATATAATGAATACAACATGTTTACCTCCTAGGTAATAATAATTAAATGGCTTGATACACCTGCATCAAACTCACATACACACCAACAGCGCCATAAAGCGGAGCGACTGGCGATATAAACGAAATGACTAAACTAGAGCTTGAAAACGAACTAATTTAGCATCAAACCCTCGAAAACGAACATCTTCAAGAATTCTAGGAAACTCACGTCTCCATATACCTTTATCTTGGGTATGGGTAAAACCTCCATCTGTTAAACAGAGCGCCATCCATAACCCAAAGTTTTGCTTAAAAGAAGTCAATATCAAACTTTCCATAAGCTGGATATTCCAGTTATCAGCTTTTTTAGTAAACTTACCAATAAACTTAGAACCAGCTTCCCAAGGTTTAGAGTATATATAGTGATCAAACTCTCCACCTTTCCAAGTCTGGTAAGCATGCTCAACACTTACATACTCTCTATTAGCACCATCTTTAAATCTACGTTCAGCTAAGTTACTTAGCCAAGCGTTCTCATTAGTTCCATACCATATGTTCATCATAAGAATCTCCTTTAATTAATATACTTACACACCAACAGCGCTACAAAGCGTAGCGACTAGCGAATAGTTTTTGGTTCCACTGGTTCCACTTGGTTCCACGAGTCATGGAACACGATTAACCCTATAACCGTGCGGGGTTAGAGGTCTGGTTCCACTGGTTCCATTAGTTTTATGATTTAAGAATATATAACAAATAACATAGGTCCACGGTCCGGTACATAAACGAAGTTTGTTTTTACGCGGAACCGCGGAACCACAGCAGAACAAATCTCACGCAAACATGCATTGGTATGCACATTTGTCCTGGTTCCACGACTTGGTTCCACATCGGCTTAGTCCCGTGGAACACGAGGAACCAAAATATATACAGTGGCGTGCAGAAGCACGCACACTGATGATAGTAGTTATGATAGTAGATAGGGGGTTGTTAGCCCCCTGAAGGTTTATAAATCACGATTAAGTAAGTCGTGACAAGCGTCACAGTCTATATCTTTTTCATGATTAAGTAGAATGATGATCTTGCCATAAACGAATGTTATAAGACCGAAGATGAACCAAAGGAATAACTCGAATACTGATTGTTGTCCAGTGAAGTTAATGATGTCCATAGTTATGATAGTAGTTAGTACTAACGATACTGTGAATATCGTTAGTGCCAATGCGTTGTAGATTACCTTACTCATATGTTCATCTCCAACTGAACACCGTTCTCTGCTACTTCTTCAATTTCTTTTCTTAAGTCTTTGTTGAAGTCGGACTTCTTATCTTTGATCATAGCTATGGTGTAGCCAGTAGATATCTTGTCTCCCATACTCTGGAATGAATCCTTGATGCTTGGGATATTCTTTGTAGACTTAATTGTCTTGTGTCCGTAGTAACCAATAGTGCCTACTAGTTTGAATGTATTATCTATAAGTTTCATGATGACCTCCTGTGGTCTAGTTAAGTTAATATACTTACATACCAACAACGTCACAAAGCGCTAGCGACTGACGATTATCTCTTAGCGGATGGCTACGAGTCTTCGAGTAGACACCAAGAAAAAACCAAAACAAGGTTCCAAAGGTCAAAAGTCAAATGTCGATGGTCAAACTCGATCGGGAGGGGTACGGGGTCTGGGTGATAGAAGGAGAAGATGTCTGACGGGTATATTTTATATTTTTTCAAAAAATTTTTTTTATTATAAATTTCCAATATAAAGGTTTATAAGTTATATTTAGCAGTATGAGTCTAGTCGCAGAACAAAACCTTGAAGTTACTGACGAAGATAGAGTCGAGCTTCAATCACATTTTCCGTATGCAGGAGTAAAACTGTCCGAGCTTTCTGTCCAAGAAGAAAGGTTGATCTTGTACTTCATCCGTGGAATGAGTAAAGCGGCCGCGGGACGTGCAGCGGGGTACAGAAACCAAGATGCGGTATACGAGGCCTTCAAAAGACCGAAACTTCAACAAGCAATCGATTACCTCAGACAAGAGATGCGTGAAGAAGTAAAGTTCGATAGGACTACCGCGACCCAAATGTATTTAGAAGCGCACCGTAAATCATCGACCTCTACCGAAGAAAAGAATGTTGTCGATTCTCTATGCAAGCTCCACGGTCTATTTGCACCCGAGCAAGCTACTCAAGTTAATATTAATGTAGATAAAATTCAACAATTAGAAAGACTACCCGACTCCGAGCTGCTAAGATTAGCTGGAGTAGATATGTCTTATCTAGAACCAAAAGGAGAAAGAAATGAGTAAATATGAACAACAAGCAAAAGTTACTAAAAAGAAAAGAAAAGTAACAAAACTAAAAAAACCTAACACTAGGAATATGCCGGAAGGTAAAGGTTTTCACGCTACTAAAAAGAAAACAACAGCGAAGAAGAAGAAGTCACCTACTGCTTATGGCATGACCTCAAAAGATATAGTAAAGAAATTTAAAAAGAAAACAGCATAATGGGAACTAGAGTACCTAAAGGTAGTGGTAAAAAAGGTAAAGTAAAAACAGTAGACGAAGTCTATGATGTTGTTGACCACGAGTTAAAACCTTATAAACCAAAATTAATAAATGCTGCATCAATATCTGATAGGATTATTAGAAAAAGGATGAAGGTAAACCCTAGCACCCCTTCCTCTAAACAAGGCACAACTTATAAAAAGAAAAAAAGGAGTAGATAATGCATTGTATAAATCAAAAACCAAAAGGTATGAAAATGGGCAAAAAGAAAAAGTCTAAAGGTACAACTAAGAAGTCGTACAAAGGAGGAAAGAAGTAATGCCAGCAAAGAAAAAACCAGCTAAAAAGAAAAGCGGGGCAAAGCCCACTAACCCAGCTCTGTATTCTAGAGTTAAAGCAGAAGCTAAACGTAAATATAAAGTTTGGCCGTCTGCATATGCTTCAGGTTGGCTAACTAAGACTTATAAAGCGAGGGGCGGAGGCTACAGATAGTGGCTACTAGTAAACCCAAAGGCGGATTAACTAAATGGTTCGGCGAAAAATGGGTTGATATAGGTAGAAAGAAGAAAGGTGGAGGTCATGCACCCTGCGGTAGGAAAAAAGCGTCAACAAAACGCAAAGGATACCCAAAATGCGTACCAAAAGCCAAAGCAGCAGGTATGACTGCAGCACAAAAGAAGAGTGCTGTTAAGAGAAAACGGTCTAAAGCCCAAGGAGTAGGCGGAAAACCAACAAATGTGAGAACTTATGCCAAGAAAACCAGCAAAAGCAATAAGAAAAACAACAGGAAAAGGCGGTAATTACCGAAAAACCAAATCTGGCGCAGGAATGACCAAAAAAGGCGTTGCTGCATACAGAAAAGCGAACCCCGGTTCTAAATTAAAGACTGCGGTTACAGGAAAAGTTAAAAAAGGTTCAAAAGCAGCAAAAAGACGTAAATCTTATTGCGCTAGATCAGCAGGACAACTTAAAAGAAGCTCTGCTAAAACTAGAAATGATCCAAATTCAAGAATTAGACAAGCGCGTAGACGCTGGAAGTGTTAACCAAGGAGAAAAAGCATGGGCTATGGAAAAGGATACCCGAAAGGGCCAGTTAAAAAAGTAAAAAAGAAAGCAGCTAAGAAAAAGAAGAAGTGACGGAGCTTCAAAAAGTAGAATGCTACAAGTGTAAAAAGTTGTTGGCAGATAACCTCGTACTTCCTAAAGGGTTGTGTGTGTATTGCGCTGCGGATGAGTCGGATGCTTTACCCGAGCCTAAACCCCAAGAAAACAAACAAGCTAAAAAAGAACAAAAAGCGCAAGTTCGTGCAGAACAAGAACTGGCAAAACGAATACTGTCCAGAAAACGTATGTTGCCTTTTGTAGAAAAGTTTAATCCAGATTACCAAGCCGGTTGGGTACACAAAGATATATGCCAAAGGCTCGAACAGTTTAGTCAAGATGTGCAGGATAAAAAATCACCAAGGTTGATGTTGTTCATGCCACCGCGTCATGGTAAAAGTACACTTGCAAGTATCGCCTTTCCAGCGTGGCACTTGGGCCGTAATCCAGGGCACGAGTTCATAAGTTGTTCTTACTCCGGATCTTTGGCCATGAGCTTCTCTAGAAAAGTACGTCAAGTATTAAGAGAACCTAATTATAAGAATGTATTTGAAGATACGAAATTAGATAAAGATTCACAGTCCGTAGAATCGTGGCAAACAACACAAGGCGGCGGATACGTAGCAGCCGGTGTTGGTGGTGGTATTACTGGTAAAGGTG